CTTGCCTGGGCTTACGCCCTAGGACTTAAGGTGTAGATCTTTATCCGATTTACTCCTTCTGCTCCTGGGATGCTAACCCCAAAAGTACCTCCCCGATGTGGCGTAAAGCCACGATCCTCTATGCTACCTGAATAGGTGGCGTAGAAAGGGTAAACCCGATCACCTGGAAGGACTGAGAAGTCCTTCTTGGGTTTTCGGGTAAAGGTTTCAAAAGTGTAACCACTCCATCCGCGATCTCGACCGTGAGGCCGAAGACCACCGTCACCGACAAGGTGACCATCACCGTAACCATCAGGCCCAAAGATTCTAAAGTCTTTAGGGATGATAGAAAGGATGAAGGAAGAAAGCTCGTCGTCATATCTCCTCGCAAACCAATTATGGATGCGGAAGATATCGAACAGAGCGAGTGGACCCTTGATATACAAGGGACGGATATTGATTCCCGAGTGCCAATCAGCTCCACAGGACTCGCGAAAAGGACCATCAGCGAAGGACTTATTGAGGTTGGGTATGAAGCCAACAGCAGTAAGAACCTTCACGAGGAGATCGTATGCGTAAGTAGGGACGATAATATCGTCTCCAAACACAGATACGAATCCAATATCCTCTTCCTTACAGCAACTAGCTGCAAGAGAATAGAATATGATGCTCTCCAAGGGAAACGTGAAACCGTTTCCCATAGAAGAGAACTTTTCTAAAGCGAGTGTCTGACCGTCAAACTCAACCTCCTGCGATCGCAAGGGGTCGAGGAGACAAAACCATTCCCACGGAAGCAGGTCTAAGACCAGCCCCGTGGAAACGGTATCAGACGCTGATGACAGGTCTAACGTTGCTAAGGCGTTAGTAATCGACCCCTCGCGGGCAAGCCGTTGGTTAACGGATTGATCGCTAAGGTCGAGACCACGAGCTTTAAAACGGGCGCACAGATGGTCGTTGATACCAAGCTGAACCATTTGGTTTAGCATCGGCTCAACAGCTATAGTGCGGTCCGTTTTCCAGCTCTTCGGAACGAGTCGTATCTTCCCGCGATGTATGTCGACGGGTACTACCCATGATTCCTCATTGTGAACTGTTGCTTGAAAATCGACCCATAAGGGAAGTTCTTCAAGAATGGGACTCAAGTAAGGAATTAGGGACTCGCTACAAGCGAGCCTCTCGCTAAGCTTACGCTTAACGGAAGCCTTTCTTTTTACGACTTGCGTCGTTGCGCCAGGGCCGAATCGGAGTTTAAGCTCAGAAAGGTCAGGGACGGGACCCATCATCTGTGAGATTTTCCGCGAAGTTCTGTGAAGTACAGACTCAACGTCAGGTGGAAATTGAAAAAGTCCATCTGCTCTCAGACGAAAGATCTCGTTTGACTTTCTGCAAAGCTCCTCGGCTTCTTTAAAACTGTCTATCGCAGCTTTCGCCCGATCTACTCCAAGTTCGAGGTCTCCGCGCTTCTGAAAGAAGGCGGTGATTTGTCGGACGTTGAGGCAGTCGGAAACGGAAAGCTCCGAGTAAACAGGAGTAAAGTTACACAAAGCAAGAAGATCACCATGATCAATACGATCAAGGAGAAATTCCCGCGTTGTGCGCGAGTTAATCCTCGCACAGAGCCTGCGCGCGACCTCGAGAAGGAAGTCATTAGTCTCTCCCGTTGAAGAGACCTCGTCCCAGCGGCAAAAGTGTCGCATATTTCACTCCTAGAGTGGAAGTTAAGGGAAGGGTCAAAGTTCGAGAACGAACCCGAGCGGGCCTACTTAAGTAGGAGCCACCAGGGAATCGAAGAGCTCGGGCAACGGACCGGAAGTGGCCGCAGCAACCGACGTGGAAATATTCCCCATCAGGTTGACAGCCAACTGCCGAGTGAGACGACGACCAGCCACGTCGGAACGCTCATGGAAGAAGCCGGTCGAAACGACCGTATTCTCATAAGCGACCTTCGGGGCGGCGGTGTAACCGGCAGCATTCTGACCGGACACCGATTCCATCACGGGAACGACGACTCGCTGTTCCACCTTGTTCACACCCGATTTCAGCTTTTCCACGGACATGGTAATCCGGGGACAAGCATACGTCGGAACCGAAGCCAGGTTTTCACGCCATTCGGCCGTAACACGGCCTTTGTCGCGAGTAACGCTGATTGCGGTAAACGTGTGAGACACGGGGGTAGAAGCACCGTCAAAGACGGTAATGTTTGCAATAGCAGACATGGTTTCTCCAAAGTACAAGCTAGCTTGAGAATTCTAGCAGGGTCCGGAGGACAGTTGGTAAAAAGCTCAGGAAGAAGAACTACTTCTTGAGCTGACTCAACAAGGCGATCGAATTCGCAGCTCGTATCCAGGATGGCACTTGCCCTAACGGCTTTACAGACGGTAGGGGAACTGACAAAGAACTAGATACGGACCGAGTAAAGGATATCTTCTTCATACCAATCCCGCTATTCCCGTTCCTAAAGGAGCGAGGATAAGGAGAAGAGGCTGAAGTAAAGATACCCTGCCATTCCTCGTACTTCTTGTCAGAGGTCACAAACAGACCTTGCAAGGAGGAGGAGAGGCCTCGGGCAGCGAGGTAGTTGCCAATTGGGATAAACCAATCGACAACGAAGGAATACGGCACAAGCTCCCAGGCTATGGACAGAGGATCTGTCAGGCCTGATAGCTTAGCTACATCCTTCTCCGAGATATAAGCTATGATAGTCTTACGACGGATGCTGCTTTCAGCAAACATCGAAGTACCATAGTTACTCGGCTTCGGAACTAACGCTCTAAAGCGCGAGACTCTCACCCTAAACTGAAGAGGCCAATTTAGATGGTGCGCAAGGAATTGCGCCCCATCATGGCAATCAGATAAGAGTGGGAGCCAGCCATATTGCAGTTGGAGCCAATTGTTGGCTGAGACTTGACGTCCCAGCTTTTCTCTTGGAGTTCCAATCGTCAACTGTCTAGCTGCTTCAACAAAGTTGCCCTTACGGGCAGCCTTGTATCCGCGGTAGATTCGGTTGGCGGAATCTGCAATCATCTCCAAGGCGGGCTTCGATTCAGCGAGGAAGACTCCGGCGTTAAAGCTAGAGCCGGCCACGCGTTCACGAAGCTTTCCCAGTAAGGCAATGTCGTCATTTGAAGTCCAGGGATCCGTAAAACCAATAGCAGTCGCGAAACCGGAATTCCATCCGGTACACGTTTGCCATGTGGTAGGCGGGTAACTGGAGTACTCAAATACACGATCATTCCAAAACTGGTCAGTCATGGAGTAGGCTAGGGGTAACAACGCCCTCGCCCTCTTTGGGGGTTTATCTTTCACCCAGTAGAATTTCTTCTTCCGAGTTACTGTGATAACTTCCTTTCCAGCCCGGACGCGTATCTTAACGTAAACGTTTTCACGTTCGCGCTGATACCGTACAGGTTTGGCAGAGGGGGAGTTGCCGCCGCTCCAGCTCCGAGTGCCGTTGTCGATACGAATTGTACCGGCGCCAGCACTAGTCGAAACTGGAATCGACTGGCCGTGGACCTTAGTTCCTGAGGTCATGATCGCCCCCGGGTCCCATCACTGGGTTCCGGAGCCAAGGCAATGCCAAGGCTAGAAGGTCCCTTCTGCTCTTCAAAGGGAGATGCAGGCATCACCATCGTATAGACCGCTTCCAAGATCTCAAACCCCTCGGCCACCGTGATGTGGCCGTCGGACTGAGCCTGGAAAATAGTCTGACGAAGGTTATCGAAGTCGATCGAAAATTGGCTGCTCGGGCAGTTCGAAAGAAAAGCCTTAATAAGCCAAAGAAAGGTCGAAAGCGATACTTGCATGATTATCTCCTTGAGAGGAC